GTAACCCATCTTAAATCCCTTAGCTAAAAGGGCGGACGCAAGCATCTTAGCCCCGTACGCGCTCGATTTCAAATCTGAAAATATGAAATGCTTATATTTCTTGCCGTGGACTTTCGTATCGTGGCGGTCCAGTTCCTCGATTTTTTGCATCAGTGCGGCCAGCTTGGGTGAAGAATGGGGCATATCTTTTAGAAACATTTGGGGGTCAAACGCTTCGTCGTCGAACTTATAAACGTTGGAACTCTGGGCCCAGTTCGACCGTTTACGTACACACTCCGGGTCGTAGGAGAGAACCCCGGACTCGCTAAAGATGTCTTCTAAACCTTGTATTTTTTCCTCGATTTCCTTGCGCTGTCTTTCGTTCTCCATTAATTTGTCGGTGTTCTCCATGTCGGGATCCATCTTTGACCTTAAGATGTATATTTATATATTACTATACTATAATATATAGAATCGATGTCTGGATTAGTTTATACTCAACCGTCTTATGCTGGGCGTCCCACGGCATCGACCAACTTAGGTGGTCCTTACCAGGGATACTCGGCGATTCAGACGGTAAATGCCTATAATAATAGCGAAAATGTGATGACTCGTAAAATCCTGGCCAAGTCGTGGAACACTCCGTACGCCACTGGAACTTACAATGGACGCGCGCGTGTGATCACGCCGTTTCGTGCGATCACCAATTTAGGCGATTTTTTAGGACGTGAGAACTACGTCTGCGGCGGACCGAACCAGGTCAGCGCCAACAAGCCCGGGTGGAAGGGCCACATCGGTTCCATGATCTCGCGTTGCGACGGCTCCGGGGTTCCGGCCTCGACCTGCAACACGCGTTATGTGCCGGATTCGTCAGATTACACCACGTTCAAGAAACAGCGGGCGATGAACCAGAATTATAATGATTTGAAGCAGGGTGGGGACCAATCGAATGCATCTCAGGTCGCGGCGTTCCGCAGATTCTAAGGTGAGACGCTTAAGCCAATTCGCATGGCAACGTTACCTTTGCCCACCAAAGTGGGCAAAGGTGTAAGCGTATTTTACTCGATAAAATATGAATATGATATATAGTTCATATTCATGTTATCCATAATTTCAAAAGTACAGAACGTCCCGATCACGATTAAAACCGAAATCAATAATGGGACTTTGTCGACCTTGCATGCCATGCCCCAAAAAGACAGCACAAGCGACAACCAAAGCTCGTTCAGTGCCGACCGCCGCGTATACGGCCACGCATCGACCACGTACCCCGCAATCACTAAGATGAACCCACCCCATGGCGGTATTGAGGGGCTCTTGGGTGGGAGCCACCGCTTTCCCACGGTGTTTGACGGCACCCATACTGCGAAACAGAAGAAATGGTCGGGGAACCGGGACGCAAGCGAGGTCACGCGCCGGGCCCGGGTTCAAGGCGTCGGATCGGGGTCGACCAACACGGCGGCCGGCCAGCCCCTCAGCTTCGAAAGCCATGCGAATGCGAACACTGTGAACCATGCGCTTCGCCGTGTGCGGGGTGGCGGGGCGGTGGCGCCCCCGAAAAAGGCCCATAATACCCATAATGCGTATAGCCCGAGTCCCAAAAACATTCCGTTAGTTCAACCTATCAAGATTGTGAACGGGATCAAGATGCCGCCGAATAAATATGCCGGACCCATCACTGCGAATACGATTTGGCTCTATAAGACCCGACCGACGCCGTAAGTTGGTCTAGTAAAACAGTATAAAAACCTTTTGACATGTTACTTTATTCGGTAGTACAATGGAATACGAACTTCCTAGCAAAGAGAATTACACCATTTATAGTAAGAGTGGCTGCACTTATTGTGTTAAAGCCAAGCAGCTCTTGGTCAATGAAGCCCATGAGATCATCGACTGTGACGACTATTTAGTGGACGATAAAGAGGCATTTTTGGCGTTCATGCAAACGATCATTGGCAAGGAATACCGTACGTTCCCCATGATTTTTGATAAGGCTGGTCGGTTTTTGGGGGGATTCGCCGAACTCAAGGCGGTATATCCGGCAGCGCATGTGCCCGCATCGACCATTAATGATGATTTCCCGGACCCCTTTGCTACGTAACAGATATTTTTACACGTGTTTTTACATTATAACAAGTAATGTAAAAACATAAAGACGTTATGTATTAGTTACGTATATCTATGCAGACCGAAGAAGGGTTCCCTTTTATCGACAAGTTTTATTTCGTAAATTCACCCGAGTTTGAACCCGAACATCATGCCAGATTGGTGAATATGTTTACGACTTTCATGAACGTGTCTAAGGAAAGAATGAGATTTATCAGCCCGACATACAAACATACCATTACGGACGAAATGATGCAACAGCATATCAAAGAGGATTTGATGGTTCAATCGTTTCGAAAGAAACCCCTTAAAAAGTCTGAACTCTCCCTCACATTGAATTATCGCGCCGTTTTGGAAGACATTGTTAAGAACCATTCCGATGGTATGTTCGTTGTATTGGAAAGTGACGTATTCTTACGCGAAAATTACAAGGAACTACACAACTTTACCCTGTTTTTGAAAGCGCTGCCACAAGAATCTTGGGATTTGGTACATATCGGTTATGATGGCGGCGACACTCGCGATGGCATTTATAGAGCTCCGCATTGCATGAGCGAAACCCCTTATCGTAAACACGATTTGAGTGCGCTGCCATTCATCGAAGATCTGACGAATCCTCAGGATAGGTACCGTTTAATACGTAAATTTCACACGCGATGTACCGATTCGTTCGTTTGGAGCTATAGTGGTATTGTTAAATTTTTAAAACATATGAATACAGAAATCAATTACGGCGCGGCATTTGATTATTATATGACAAATTTCTTTGAAAATAATGAAGGGTTCAAACATTACTGGTCGAACCCTTCATTTTTCATTCAAGGAAGTAATCATGGGATCATACCATCGACCATACAAAACGACTTATCGTAAATGGGTATCGAGTCAAACCTTCTAGAACAAATCACCAAAATAAATAATATTTTTTATGACGCTAAAAGGATATAAACATGTTTTCCATAATATGTTTATATGTCTGCATCTACTGCTACTACGAAGGGGACTGGACGAGCGATCGGTATTGATTTGGGTACGACTTATTCGTGTGTTGGCGTATGGCAAAATGACCATGTAGAGATTATCGCTAACGACCAAGGCAACCGGACCATGCCCTCTTATGTGTCTTTTACGGCCGAGGAGCGTCTCATCGGCGAGCCGGCCAAGTCGAGCGCGGCAAATAATACGAAGAACACGGTGTTTGATTCGAAGCGTCTGATTGGTAAGAACTATGACGACGAGAACATCCAGAAGGTCATGAAGCACCTCTCGTATAATGTGATTAATAAGAAGAACAAGCCGATTATTGAGGTGGAGTATAAGGGTGAGACGAAGACGTTTTCGCCCGAGGAGATTGGTGCGATGATTATCGGTAAGATGAAGGAGATTGCCGAGGCGTTTTTGGGCGAGGAGGTGACGGACGCGGTGATCACGGTCCCGGCCTATTTCAACGATTCGCAGCGCCAGGCAACGAAGGATGCAGGCGCCATTGCTGGTATCAATGTGCTCCGAATTATCAATGAGCCGACTGCGGCTGCGCTCGCCTACGGCTTGGATAAGAATTCTAAGAGCGAGAAGAATATTATTATCGTGGATTGCGGAGGTCAGCAGATCGAATGCTGTTAGATTACAACGTTCTGCCTCCTGTGGTGAAAGCCCACCTATAAAACGTAATTTGTTTTATGGAATCTGGTGAATTGCTGGAATCCCCTAAAGCCAATTCTACTACAACGTGACGAGTGATCGTGAGCGTGAATGTTTGAAAAAGAATTGGATGTTACAATGGGCAATCAGCAGCCGAGCGAGTTGGCGACAACTTGAAGGTTCAACGACTAGTAGAAGTACTCTCTCGCTAGAGGAAACTGCCACGAGCGCCAGACACCCTTTGAATGTTACACCGACGTTGAGGGTGAAGATATAGTCTGATCTTACGTGAAAGCGTAAGAAGCTACTTTGAGAAATGACTCATTGGTTAGAGCAAATAAGTATTGTTCTGACGGATAAAGAGCCTAGCGATAACAATTGTGCGTGGGAACGCATGACGTATCAATTATTTCAATTGATGATTCAGTATTTGAAGTCAAAGCTACAGCGGGCGATGGTTTCTTGGGTTAATTTTTTTATTTAGAAATAATATAAAGCTATTTAACTTTTCCATAATAATGGATATTCAAACCAAAAAATGCACCAAGTGTTTAGAAACACTTTCTTATTCGCAATTTTCTAAAGACAAAACTAATAAGGACGGACATTCGTATCAATGCAGTAAATGTAAGGATTCTGCTACAAAATTACGACGATTAAAAATGAAAGAAACTGAAAAGGAAATTCCTTCTGAAAAAACCTGTTTTACATGCAAAAATAAGAAACCGCCTGGTGATTTTCCTAAATGTAGAATTAACAGTGACGGTTTGCATAATCATTGCAAAGTGTGTGCAAATAAAAAAAATGCAGCAAAGAAGAAGAAGGAAAAAACCCCTGTTACTATAGACGAAACTATTACAAAGGTTTGTCGGGTATGCAATAATGAAAAAAAAATTTCGGATTATAGGATAACACGAAGATCTTCCGATAATTTTTCTCACATTTGCATTGATTGCACACCCAAAGGTACTTGGAACAAAGAAAAGCAAAAAGCTGCTGAAAAGAAGTACAGAATGAACAACCCTGAAAAAATGAAGGAAAAATATAGAAAAGCAGGAAAAAACATTAATCGTCGTATTAGAGATAGTTTGAATCACAGAATAGCCGAAGCATTGTTTACAAAAAATATTACCAAACGCAATAAAACGTTTGACTATGTTGGTTGTGACATAGAATTTTTTCGTAAGTGGATAGAACATCAGTTTAATAAAGGAATGACTTGGGAAAATTACGGTGGTTGGCACCTTGACCATGTCAAGCCATGTTGTTCTTACGATTTATCGAAAGATGAAGATGTCATAGAATGTTTTTCCTGGAAAAACATTCAACCTTTATGGGCAAGCGATAATAATTCAAAAAATGGTAAAATAGATGTCAAGTTAATAGAATTGCAAAAGAATAAGGCGCATATTTTTGAATCACAGTTAAAAGCTATATAATTATTTGTATCTCTGGCTCAAGTAAAAGAGGGAGAATTGCTGGAACCGCCTTAGAGCCTATAACACTACAACGTAACTGGTAACGGTAAGCGTGAATGTTTGAAAAGATTATAGGATTGGCCAATCAGCAGGCGAGCTGCCTTGAAAAAGGTAGAAGCTTCAACGACTAGAGGAAGTATTCTAAGTTCTAGTTTATAGCTCCAACTATAAATAATAATGAATATGAAAAAACCTCCACGAGTACCCTCCACTAATTAATAAGGTTGGAATCTTATAATAATTGGTGAAGATATAGTCTGAACTTACGTGAAAGCGTAAGAAGTTACATTGAGAATTGACTCAATGATTAGAAAATAACATATTTCTAATGGATAAAGAGCCTAACGATAACATAATTGGGAGAAGATTTTGACACCAGAATGGTCGAGCATTTTTGCACCGAGTTCAAGAGAAAGCACAAGAAGGATCTTTCGACGAACAACCGTTCTATGCGCCGCCTTCGCACGGCGTGTGAGGCGGCCAAGCGCACACTTTCCTCCTCGACCGTAGCTAACATTGAGATTGACAGCCTTTATGAGGGCATCGATTTCGCTAGCAGTATTACCCGTGCCAAGTTCGAGAACTTGTGTGACGACGTGTTTAAGCGTATCATGGCGCCGATAGATCAGGTGCTCCGCGATTCCAAGCTCTCCAAGGCACAAATCGACGAGATTGTGTTGGTGGGTGGTAGCACCCGTATCCCTAAGATCCAACAGTTGTTGACGGAGTACTTCAATGGCAAGGAACTCTGCAAGTCGATCAATCCGGACGAGTGCGTGGCTTACGGCGCGGCCGTCCAAGCGGCCATTTTGACGGGGGCCCAGGACGCCAAGATTTCGGACCTGTTGCTGTTGGACGTTTGCCCCCTCAGCTTGGGTCTCGAGACCGCGGGCGGGGTGATGACCAAGTTGATCAACCGCAACAGCACGATCCCGATCAAGAAGTCGCAGATTTTTTCGACGTATACCGACAACCAGCCTGGGGTGATGATCCAGGTGTTTGAGGGTGAGCGTGCCATGACGAAGGATAACACGTTGTTGGGTAAGTTCCAGCTGGAGGGCATCCCCCCGATGCCCCGTGGTATGCCCCAGATCGAGGTGGTGTTTGACATGGACGCCAACGGTATTTTGAACGTGTCGGCCTGTGAGAAGTCGACGGGCAAGTCGCAGAAGATTGCGATCACGAACGACAAGGGTCGTCTGTCCAAGGAAGAGATTGATCGGATGGTGGAGGAGGCGGAGCGGTTTGCCAAGGAGGATGCGGAGCAAAAGGAGCGCATCGAGTCCAAGAACAGCATGGAGGAGCAGTTGTACCGTAACAAGACGAATCCGGCACTGAAGGACGCATCGGACGATCTCAAGAAGCAGTACCAGGAGCTGCTGCAGGAGTATGACGACTGGCACCTGAACAACCCGGGCGCGACGAAGGAGGAGTTTGACACCAAGATCAAGGCGATGAACGAGGCGGTGCAGACGTTTTTGTCGGACAATAATCTGCAGGCAGCGGCACCCGAGCCATCCGAAGGATCAGAGGGCCCGGATGGGGTGCCCAAGCCGGATTTTAGCACCCCGCCCGGCATGGACAGCGAGCAGGCCAAGAAGATGGCCGAGGAGTATCTGCAGAAGATGCAGCAGAAGAATGGTAGTGTTGACGCGACCACCGAGCCTGCTACTGATGCCGAGCCCGCGACCGAGCCTGCTGCGACTAAGGACGCACCCGCTGCTCCCGTCATTGACGAGGTGGACTAAGTTCAGCTTGGCCAAAAGCAAAAATCTATAAATATAATATAAAAATAGGGCAAAATGTACAAATATTTTATCGAATTTTTAGCGACTATTTTTGTGGTCTACATCATCCTCGTCACGGGTAATCCTTTAGCTATTGGTGCGGCCCTGGCCCTGGCGATCCTGCTCACCACGAACGTTTCGGGGGGTTATGTGAACCCGGCGGTGACGATCGTCATGGCGTCGGCAGGTAAGATCCCTGTGGCGGACATTGTCCCCTATAGTTTGGCCCAGGTGTTTGGTGCGTTGGTAGCTTTAGAGATCTACAAGCGTTTCAAACTTTAAGGGAAACCAAGGTTTCCCTTAAGATCCCATCCTTTACACCGATGAACATTTGAATCCGGACGCCCATCTTTGATGGGCACCTGATACAATTGATTTATCGGTAACGTTGCCCTTAAACACTGAGCCAGACACCCTTTGGGTGTCCGGTTTATAATGTTCAAGGGTGTAAACATGAGGGGGTCAGTCAGAGGGTTTATTACGATTCGTTTTCGACAATATTGATATAATTCACCACAAAAACCATCGCCTTATTAAACTCCCGTATGATTTCCAAGCATTCCTCTATCGATAGCTGTTCTACATATTGCATTTGGTATTTGCTCAGTACGCGTATATTACGTATGCTGTCCAAAATGCTATAATGAAAATCACATTCAAATAGCCGTCCATGGAGGTCTTGGCCCGACAAATAATATGGCGGAATAATCTGGTCGCTATTTTCGATCCCGTACGTGTTCGGGACTTTCGTGGACGAGCTAATGGTCCCGTGTTGGTTTTGGTGGTAAACCTCCTCCGCCATTTTAGGACAAACTTCCTTCATGTGTTGATAAAAAATATCGTTTCGCAGTCGCTGGCTGCGTTCTTTTCTACTCTCGCTCTGATTAGCGATGTATTTATGTTGCGGGGTACGTACTGACAT